TGTTTGAGCTCACTGTTACCCCCGCAACACATTGAAGATTTCCCGAACCTCTTTCTCGTCATCTTGCTCTTTCAGCCAGGCCTCTAGTTCCTCCCGGCTTATCTGTTTTTCCCTGTACTCGCCCCACTTGCTGCGGGCCTTGGTTTCGGTTGGTATCGGTGCGAACCCTTCAAACCTAGCCCCGAAGCGGTCTCTGCAACTCCTGGCCGCTTCTGCAATGCTCCCTTCGGTAAGCATCGTTGCTCGCTTGCCGTCTACGATGGCAGTCAGTTGGAGCATGGTTTACCCTCGCTGGGTGGGCTACTTGCTGATCCTGGTAGCTGCTCCAGTAGCCTGATCACCTCGTTCGGGTCCAGGGGCTTGCCATCTCTGTAGATGTCATAGCCCCCAGGGTGATTCTTTACTGAGTAGGTCATTGCGCTATTCCCCGTACCAACGCAGTCAATAGAGCGGCCGCCAGCCCAGCGGCACTACCAAAGGCCAAAGCGACGACATAATGGCTTAGCCTGCGCCTGGGTGGCACAAGCACGGCAATGAATACCGCCAGCATTGCGATAGCAGGCCAGGCCAGCCAGGTCATGCGGCCTTTTCCAGTAGTTCGTGACACAGCAACAGGATCTCTTCCTGCTTTCCGTATAGCTGCTCAAAACGACGCTTCCAGGGGTGCACGGCCACCAAACCCGGCATTCCGGTGCCGTCCTGGTGGTGGCCTGCGCATAGAGGAATAACGCTCAGGTGAGCGCCTGGCTTTGTCCGGCCGTCTATGTGGTGAATGCTCACCTCTTCGGTGTAATGGCCGTCCAGGTAACAGGCGATACATCCAAGGGCCGCCAGCTGGTCGTGAAACTGTTTCTCAGCCTTGTTTGGGGATCTACCTTTCATCACTCGCACCTTTGCGCAGCATTCCGGCGTCGTAGAGATAGTTTGCAAATTCGGATAGCAAATTGAGCTCTGGAGTAGATGCTGGTTCGGCGCGAGATTTTCGGAAGCCTCCCAAAATATCTGTCAGTAGATCATCCCGTTCCCGGTCTGCCTGTGTGCGGACCACAATGCCAGTGCCTGTCCAGCCAGAAATCTCATCCGGATAGAAGCAGCCACCCTTTGGGTGCTCCTGAAAGCGCGGGCCGTCGGACTGGAATTCGCATAGGAAATAAACGCCGGGGTTCGCCTTTTCGTCGGCTACAACGACCAGTTCGCCGTCGTCGGGCATTTCTCCGTTAAGGCCAGCCTCGGATGGCTTGGAGGGGCGGGGCGCCTCTGGAGGACATTCGTTGTAGTGGCCACATGGCGACTCTTCGCAAACTCTGCATGGCTCTGGCTTGGTGGGCCGGGGGAAGAAGTCTGTCTGGACCTCAATTACATCTGCGGCATACTCGCTCCACTTGCCGCTAATCGTCCATGCATACCAGTAATCGCCTTCTTTCTTCATCCAAGCATTAGGGGCGCCGTCTCCAATGTCATAATGCGTCGCATCTTCTGGCGCATACTCACTCCACCAAACCGGATCTTTCAGTTGCTGCTCCGCTGATTCTTCCATAGGACTTTCTTCTGAGAAGGGAGCCCCAATAGCCAAGGTTGCGGACGCTTGCGCAAACATGCGGCGGGCAGTATCAGCGCGGTTCATGCCGCCACCCCGCCACCAGGCCCCGGCGTAAATCCGCCGTTCACAAGCTCATACTGACGACCGTCGCGGTGTACCTTGACCACGCCGTAGTGCATCAGGTCACTGACAGCCTGGCGCACGTTCTTCGGGTGCCGATCGGTGGCCAGGCACAGCTGGTAAATGCTCGCCGCTCCATTGCCCAGGAAAATCTTGATGCGCTCCATCAGAACCTCGTCAGGGACGTGATCAGTCATGGGTCACCTCGGTTTCATCGCTAGGTCTGATTACCCCTTCCATTTCATCTTCAACCCAGTCACCGCTTTTCAGGAGCTCGGCGGCGCATTCATCGCAAATGCCAAGATATTCGCCGCGTGACTCTTGATGGAAAACGGTGTGGGGGCGGTGCTTGGAGCAAAAGTACTTCTCACACGAAACCTCATCCTCGCCGTGCATGTCGCCGCAGACATAACTCAAGCCGCGATCGATCTGCTCGTCGCATCCAGGGTGATCACAAGTGGCAGCGAACACGTATCCGATCGGACGCCCTTGCGAATCTGTTCCGCAGTCTCCCCACCCCATCACGCACACCCTATGGCTATCAGCTTCATATCAATCCCCATGGTAGGTTTGACCCATCGGGCCATGGCCGCGGGGCCTGCCCTTCGTTCTGCTCAACTGGTCCCGTAGCTGGCGGTTTTCCTCGTTCTTCTCGTTCAGGCGGATCCGCAGCTGTAACACCAGGTCCGCCAGCGGCAGCCCTTCCCCCGTATCCTTGTCGACGATCCCGGAGGCATGGCAGGTGGCACAGGCCATCTCATAGAACATTGGCTTTACCACCCCCCTACCCTTGCACTCGTCACACCGGGCCAGCGCTACCTTCTGCTGGCGGAACGCCGGACCCGATTTCTTCATGCACCCTTTTCCCCGTTCACCATCGCCTTGAGCACCCCCAGCTTCTGCAGGGCCCGTTCCGGGCTTGTCTGGCGATGAGTAGTCCCGGATACGCCTTCAGTTCGATAGCAAGAGTGATCACAGTTCTTGCAACCACACCCCTTCATAGGCTTAGTTTTCATAGGTCACCTCTGGCTTGTCCTCGAGGAAACAGGCGGATCCCGCCAATACTGCCTTCACTGTCTGTGTCGCCAGCCTGCCCCGGGCCATGCGCCTTTGCTTTACCGACTCTGGTTCAGGAAGTCCTCTCGGCAGTACCTGGTGCGATGCGTGGCGGCAGTTTGTTCTCGCCAGCCTCAAAACCTTCGGGATGTCCGGCCAGGTATAGTCCGGGTTCCCATCCGCCAGCTTCTGCCTGAGTCGATCGAAGATGATGTCCAGGCCCTCAAAGCTGAACTTCCCGATCGTCTTGGCCCATTCCTTACGCATCACCTTCAGCTGGTCCTCTGAATCTCCCCACAGGGACTTGACCTTGCCCCGTCCGTAGATCGTCGTCAGACGACTGAAGAACACAGCGACCTTCTGCTTCTCGTCTTCAGTGAATGCACCCCTAATCCCAGTTGTCGATGGCGTAGCCGGGATCTGTGAGTTGTTTGTCGAGTTCGTGATTTGGGCGAGAACCCGATTGATGTTTTCCATGTCCAGCTACCTCGTCACGTTGGGCTTTGCGCTTCATTGCCAGCTTTGTCCAGTTGCGCCGTAGCGCGGCCGGGGATTCGATATTGCCGCTCCAGAAAGAGTCAGCCATTGCGAATGCGAACAGAGCCTTGATCATCTCTGGCGTTCGCTTGTCCTGCTCTCTGATGAGTCGGATATCGTTGGCCCAAGTGGTCATGTTTCGATTTGCAGGGGCGTCCCTGCCAAGCCGGTTATCGACAACCTGGGCGATGAGCTCGGCGAGCTCCACGTCGATCTCGTATCCGAACTTTGTTCCGGAGGGATTTTGGACGGCGGCGCCTTGCACGGTTTTGGAAGAGGATTTTTTCTTACCGGAATTCTTCGAGGAATAATCCGTAGGATTATTACTTTGTCTTTTGTCTTTTAATTGATCGGAATTACTGTTCTCTAAAGGAACAGAATTACTGTTCACTGAACAGAAAGTTGAGTTTTTGTTCACTCGCAGGTTCTGACGGCCATCCGTCGCCTTTTCCCGGAAGCTCCATTGCTCGGTTTTCGTGTTGATCTTGAGAGCTCCCCGGCTTCCTCCCTGACGGATCAGAACACCAGCCTCGAGCAGTTCAGCAACCACCGTCGAACACCGCTGACGGCTCATGCCGGTGATCTTTGCAAGAAGCCCTCCCGGCACCTTCCCTTTCGGCTTTTGCCATCCATAGGTGGCACGAATAACGCCCCATACAACACGCTGCTGGGTGGCTGTCAGAGGGTGTGATGCCAAGCCCTCGGCCAGAGCATTAACGACACGGCAGTAGCCGTCACCGAGCGTCGGTTCGTCATCCATCTGCTGCTCCGGACTGAACTGTATGACCTTGCCCATCACGCCACCTTGTCCATTGCCTTATCGTGAGTGAACTGGCCGTCCCATGTTTGCTTCATAGGCAGCTGGCCGGCGAGGTAGTATTTGTGGATCTGGCTGGCGCCCTTGTGAAGCAGAACCGGTGTGGACCGCAGCATCACCTGGCCATTGCTGCGAGGGATGTTGCTCTGCCGCTCCGTCAGGTAGTTGTCTCGGGCATAGGACGTCGCTCGCCAGTTGCCGACGGCGTCCTTGTAGAGCCACTTGCGCTGTTCCAGCAGCTGGCAGATACGCTGGCAGTTCACGCCATTCAGGCGCTTGGCGAACTCCACTGGCGTCATGCCGTCGGCAAACAGGTTCTCGAGGGACTGGATTTGTAGTGACTGCTGGTCATTCGCAAGCTTCAGGGTTTGGTTCTGCTCCACCTGGTCAGCCCAGGCCCTCGCCGCAATGGCGGGATTGGTGAAATCAGGGAGGTTGGCGGCTTTCTGTTCAAGCTCCTGCCACCGATCAACCACAGCCGCGGTGAATTCCGGGGACAGCCGGGCAACCAGAACCAGAGAATCCCGCTTATTGAAACGGTACTCCTGGTAAAGATTCCCCTTGTGCTCAAAATCTAACCCCTCCAATGGAGAGGTTAAAATTCGGTCAGCCGCCAGCCTTTCAGCAGATCGTTTGACGTTGTCGTGACGACTGCCGGTAAGCTCCGCGATCTCGCGGCTGCTCATCGTTGGGCTACTGTTGCCACTTAGTATTAGGTCAGCCATAATCATTCCCTCTTGGACGTATCCCGCCGAGGTGTTGACGCACCGTTTGAGGCGGGATTTCTCGTTTAGGCCTCTGGCCCATCTTCCCGAATCGTTACCACGACCATTCCTCCTGGATGGGTCTGATCCCTCATCAGTCTCGGGTGGATCCGAAAATTCCGGTCATCAATCTTCAAGGCGTCCGCCACCCCATCCCTGCCACTCTTAAAACTGGCAACCAGGTTGTCGTCGTCACGCCGGCGGGCATCCGGTGGGTAGAAATCGATAAAGACGTGGATGCAACCGCCAGTAGCGACCACATCACGA